GAAGCTCTCTCGGACCGAGAAGGCCGAGCACGACCCGCAGTTCGTGGCCTTCTGGAACGCCTACGACCGCAAGGTGGCGAAGCCGCATGCCGTCAAGGCGTGGCTGAAGATCGCCCCCGACGAGGCGCTGGCGGCCGAGATCATCAAGGCCGCTGCGGACTACGCGCGTTCCAACCCGGACGCCGAGTTCAGGAAGCACCCGGCGACATGGCTCAACGCGCGGTGCTGGGAGGACCAGCCGGCCAGAGCCTCGCCCCGTGGCGGTGGAGGGTTCGACCGATCTGGCCGCTGGACGGGTGTGCCCCGCGTCCAGAGCCTCGACGACTACCGGGGGACACGTCCATGCGATGAGAACGGAGTGCCGATCCTGTGAGCAACATTCAACGTAACTGGGTGGAAGTGGCGCGGGTGACGCGGCAGTGCGACCGCCACGGCGAGTTTGAGGCGGTGGCGAGCGAACTGCGGCCGGCTCCGCTGCACGTCGCCACGCGGCAGCCGAAGCAGTTCCAGGCGGTGACGAGCTGCCCGATCTGCGACGGCGAGCGGCAGCGCGAGGCCGACCAGCGGCACGCCGAGATCATGGGCGGGGTGTCGGAGCGCGACCGTCTGCGAGCGGCGGCGATGCGCGAGGCCGGCATCCCCGACCGGTTCAAGGATGCCGACGTGTGGCACTGGCAACACGGCATGGACCAGCAGCGCCGGGTGTGGGACTGCGTGCGCGACTACTGCACGGGGATCGAGCACGTCCTGGCGACGGGCCAATGCCTCGTGCTGCTGGGGGCGCCGGGGACGGGGAAGACGCACCTCGCCTGCGGGATCGTTCGGCACGTCACCGAGAAGGGGGGTAGGGCGCGCTACGCGACCGTCTTGGACGCGATCGGCACCATCCGCGCCACCTACAGCCGGGGGGCGGCGCAGAGCGAGGAGGAGGCCATGGCGGCCCTCTGCGACGTTGACGTGCTGGCGCTCGACGAAGTGGGGCGGCAGACGGACACCGCCTACGAGCGAGAGATGCTCTTCCGCATCCTGGACCGCCGCTACCGGGAGACGCGGCCGACGGTCCTGGTGTCGAACCTGAACCGCGACAAGCTGGCCGAGTTCCTGGGGTCCGCGTTGGCCGACCGGACGCGCGAAGCTGGCGGGCGGTGGCTGGTGTTCGACTGGGCCAGCCAGCGCAGCAGCAAGCCGGTTCCGGTGGCGAAGGGGGAGGCATGATCGACCGCACCTACTGCCGGCGAGGCCACGACCTGACCAAGCCGCTGTCCACCCTTGCCGACGGCTCCTGCGTCAACTGCGCGGCCCGCGAGAAGCACTTGGCGAACGCGGCGCGCAAGCGATCGGCGTGCAAGAAGGGTCACGACCTGACCGCTCCTGGGGCCACCGCCACCTACCGCAGCACCAACGGCCGGGAGCGCACCGTCTGCCTGCGATGCGCCGCCGACTACCGCGAGCTGCGCCGGAGCCAGAAGCGCCGCGACCGATGCGCCAAGGGTCACAGCCTGATTCAACACGGCGTCTACCCCGACGGCAGCTGCAAGATGTGCCGCAAGCTCTGGCGGGACGCGCAGGCGACGCGGACGACGCCACGGCGCAACGTCCAGCAGGAGCGCGAGGACACGATCCGCACGCGGCGGATGCTGGACCTCATGCGCGAGATCGAGCAGTGCGCGACGCACTGGGAGCGGGAGCCGTTGCAGCAGGAGTTCGCGCGGTTGCAGGCGATGGGCACGGGGGGCGACGAGTGAGGGAGCTTCACCTATTCGCCGGCATCGGCGGCGGCATCCTTGGCGGCCTGCTGCTGGGGCACGAGTGCGTCGGTGCCGTCGAGATTGACTCCTACTGCCGCCAGGTGCTCCAGGCCCGGCAGCTCGAGGGCCTGCTGCCGACGTTCCCGATTCTCGAGGACGTGCGCGCGTTCGACGGCACCGCTTGGCGCGGCCGTGTCGACGTTGTGGCCGGCGGCTTCCCCTGCCAGCCGTGGAGTAGCGCCGGCAAGCGGCTCGGCGCTCAAGACCCGCGCCACCTGTGGCCCGAGATGGCCCGCATCATCGGAGAGGTTCGACCCCGCTATGCATTCCTCGAGAACGTCAGCCTTGCTGCCTTTGAGCAACCCTTCGCCGACCTTTCGGCAATGGGCTTCCGAGTCCCGCCGGCTCTCTGCCTCAGTGCGGGAGACCTGGGCGCACCGTTCTCGAGAAAGCGGTGGTGGCTGCTGGCTGCCGACCTTGACCAAGTGCGGGAACTTGCTCTCGCCGTCGATGACCAAGTGGCCAGCGCACGCCAGGCTGGCGACGCTCACGGCTCGAGACTGGCGCAGCGGCAAGGCGAGCCCGGCGACGATGGCGCGCAACTCGAGACCGCTTTCGGAGCAACTTGGCGGGCTGCTGCACCCCGACTTCGCCGACTGGTATCAGGGCCTGCCCGTGGGATGGACTCGAGGCGCAGCCGCATCGCATCGGTCGGCAACGCGCAGGTTCCGGCGGTGGCTGCTGCTGCATTCCTCGAGCTGCGCCGCCGTCTCGAGCTCGAGCAGGTGACCCGATGACCCACCCCATCGGCACCGCCGTGACGTTCACGGTCCCGCACCCGGTCTCCAGCAGCAAGAACCGGCGGCGGATCTTTGCCCGCCCCGGCAAGCGCGCGATCGTGCTGCCGTCGAAGCAGGCACGGGACGACATCGCCGAGATTCGCGCCCTAGCCGCAGCCGCCGCGCGTGGCATGCAGTTCGGGCCGGACGACGCGCTTCGCATCGACTACGTGCACGACATCGGCGACGACACGTTGACCGTCACCGTCACGAAGGTGGGCACGCTGCCGACGAAGGGCAAGCGGGGAACGAAGCGCGACGTGCACGGGATGTTGGAGACGGTCGCGGATGCGATGCAGGGCGTGCTCTACGCGAACGACAGCGCGGTGGACGAGTTCGGGGGGAGGCGGAAGCGCGGCAAGGAGAGCAACCAATGACGAGGACGCAACACCCCGCGTGCGAAGTGTTCCCGATGATCGGCGGGGACGAGTTCGAGGCGCTCAAGCGCGACATCGCGGCCAACGGCCAGCGCGAGCCAATCGTGCTGGTCGACGGTGAGCTGGTCGACGGGCGCAACCGCCTGCGAGCCTGCGAAGAGCTGGGCATTGAGCCCGTGTTCCGCAACCTGCCGAGCGAGGAGGCCGGCGACGTGTTCGCGCTGGTCATGTCGCTGAACCTGCACCGACGACACTTGAAGCCGCGCGAGAGGGGTGCGGCGCTGAGGGCATACATGAAAAGCATTGGGGCGAAGAGGCAGCAGGGAAAGCGGGTCGACAAGGCGAACGGATCAACCTCGCCCAGTGTGAGCGAGGTTGCTGCGACTCTTGGCGTTCCTCGACAGACGGCTTCCAGGCACATCAAGGCCGCCGAGGACTACGAGGCCGCATCCCCCGATCTGCGCGCGAAGGTCGACGCTGGCGAGCTGACGCCGAAGAAGGCGCGGCAGCTGACGGAGAACCCGGACGCCGAGCCAGCCGAGCCGAAGCCGCGCACCGGCAAGCGCGCCAAGATCATCGAGAACTTCGCCCGCAACCAAGCCGCCGAGTTCGTCGGCCGGATCGAGGGCGTCGCGGGCTACTGCGAAAAGGTCAAGGTCGAAGCCATCAGGAGCGACGAGCGCCTGCTTCGGCATTGGAGGGAGGCGAGCAAGAGCGCCATCAACGCGCTGCGTTCGCTTCTGAAGAAGTTGGAGGACTGAGAAGAACCATGGCAAAGCAAGAAGACGTCACGTTCACCATCGGCAAGCCGACCCCGAAGCAGATCGCCGTCTCCGAGATGGTGATTTATCCCGAGGTCCAGCGCGACCCGCCGTCCAAGAAGATGGTCGAGGAGATCACCCGCGCGTTCAACCCGAGCGCACTGGGCACGATGCACGTCTCGCAGCGGGCCGACGGAACCCTGAGCGTGATGGATGGCCAGCGGCGCCGGGCGGCTCTTGAGGCCATGGGCCTGAGCCACTACCGCGTCAACTGCCTCGTCTACACCGGGCTCACCGTCGCGCAGGAGGCGGCGTTGTTCCGCCTGCTGAACCGCCAGCGCATCGTCAGCCTCGCCGACGACTACTCCAAGGGTGTCGTTGCCGGCGACGAGCGCGACGTTGGCATCGAGAAGACGATGGCCAAGCTCCAGTGGAAGGTTTCGCGCGGCACCGGACCCGGCCTCGCCGCATGCGTCAAGCCGCTGCGCACCCTGTGGGACTACGACGGAAACGGCGCGCTCCTGAACCGCACCGTCACGGCGCTCAACGCCGCGTTCGGCCGCGACAAGGGCACGATGTGCAGCTCGCTGGTTGCCGGCATGGGCAAGTTCCTGGCCAACGACGGAAGCGTCGATCAGGACGTGTTGGCCGACAAGCTCAAGGCGAAGTTCTCCTCGCCCGTCACGGTCGTCACCCTTGCCCGCCAGCGACAGGACATCGACGGCGGCTCTCTGGCTTCGGCGGTCGCCAAGATCATCCAGAGCACCTACGAGAACAGGAAGAGGATGACGCGGTGACCCTCCGCGCCCAACTCCAAGCCAACGGCGCGAGCCCGCTCGCGATCGCGTGGCGGTGCGACCAGGACCCGCTACTTCGGCAGGGCGGCGCGCAGGGCCTTCCGAACGCGCTCGGTGCTGACCTTCAACGCGGCGGCGAGGCCGGCGACGGTCGTGGGGCGGGCCTTGGTGACCAGTCCATTCCGCAGCTTGTAGAGCGCGCGCTCGTCGATGCCCGCCAGCTTGGCGACCTCACCTACAGGGAGCCCGCGCTTGTCGATCAGGTCGTTCAGAGTCTCGGCCATGGAGACAGTCTGCCAAGTTCCGAAGAAATCCGCAACGTGCCGCTTGACTTTGTTCCGAACAGTGCCGATGATCGGGCGAAGAAAAGCCCCGACCGCTGCCCATCTTCTCAGGGGCGAGCAGCGACCGAGGCCATCCAGCAACCGCAAGGAAGCCAGACCATGACCACGCTACAGACTGCGCCCAAGCCGGCGCAACAGAACCTTTCGCACGCCACCGTCGAGCAGCTGCGTGAAGCCGCGCTCGCCATCTTCGAGGCCGGCGACGACACCATCGCCTGGGCCGAGGGCATCGGCCTGGTGTGGTGCACGATGACCGGCCGCGTGGCGATCACCGACCCGCACAGCTTTTGGTGCGTCGCCGGCTCCCCGGTGACGAACGAGCGAGCCGTCGAGGTGCTGGAGCACGGTCGTCGCGGCATCTACGGCAGCGAAGTCCGTCACCAGATCAACGCGGCCGAGGACAACGCCGAGCGTCTGGCCGAGCACGGCACCTACTGCGACTGCGCGAAGTGCTACGACGCGCACGACGTGGCGGACCTGACCGACGTGGTGTTCTGCCAGTGGGGAGGCAAGCGATGAGCGTCATGCCCCTTGCCATGCTGCGCCGCGCACTGTCGGCCCAGCTTCTCGAGCTGGAGGAGATGCACGCTGTCGCCAACAAGGCATGGCGCGCAAACCCCGTGGACAACGAAGAGCTGACGATGACGGCGCACATGTCGCTTGCCATCGACCACATGCGGCACGCGAACACCATCGTCGGCAAGCTGCTGTTCAACGCGCTGTCCGACGCCGACCGCGAGCAGGCCGCCGAGGCCGGGAGGCGCGCGTGAGTGACCTCAGCCAACGCTTCCCTGAGCCCATCGAATGGAAGGGGCAGGCCGACATGGATTGCACGGCGGAGGACGTGTGGAGCCGCCTCAGTTCCGATCTGTCCAACTACGGCTGGGATGTTGACCCGGCGTCGTCGTTCTTCGACGGGTTCGCGCAGGGACGCAACGGCGGCGGCATGCTCGATGGCCGCTACTGGGCGTTCCGCATCGACCATCCCGAGCGCAAGCCGCTGGTGGTCATGGTGCAGATGGATTGGGATGCCGACAGCGACGGCGAACGCTACGTCGATAAGAGCCGCGTGCAACGCATCGAGGTGCGCCGATGATCGACCGTCAAACGTCAATCGCACTGCTGCGCGAGGAACTGGAGCAGCAGCGAACGCGCGCGGAGGCGGCTGAGGCCGAGCTGCGCGAGCTGCGGAAGGCGATGGTCGGCGCCGTCGAGATCATCGACGAGTGCCGCGAACTCCTAGACGATCAGGCGGACGTGCGCGACAGCGACAGCGGGCCGAAGCCGAACGCTGCCATGAACATCTGCTCGATGATCGACGCCTGGAGGAAGTCGTGAAGCCGCCCGGCCTCGCCCCGTCACGCGCGTCTCGCGTGTGGCTCGTCATCGCCGTGTTCGCGGCCATGGCGGCGCTGCTGTGGGACGCGCACGTCAACTACCTGCTGCACTGCCAAGGACTGCTGCCATGACGCTCGACATCATCCCGGTCACCAGCCGCGAGCAGTGGCACGCCGAACGCGCGAAGGACGTGACCAGCACGCAAGTCGCGGCGCTGTTCGACGCATCGCCCTACCTGACGCACCTGGAGCTGTGGCACCAGAAGGCCAACGGCTACTTCGAGGAGTTCGTCGCCGACGACCGCGTGCGCTGGGGCGACAGGCTGGAGGCGGCTATCGCTGCCGGCGTCGCCGAGGAGTTGAAACTCACCGGCATGGCCAAGGCAAACTACTACCACCGCGACACCGCCTTGCGGCTTGGTGCGAGCTTCGACTTCGAGGCGCAGGACGACAACGGCCAGCGCGTGCTTGTCGAGGTGAAGAACGTCGATGCGTGGGAGTTCCGCGAGAAGTGGAACGGCGAAGGCGACAGCCTCATGGCCCCGCCGCACATCGAGTTGCAAGTGCAGACGCAGCTAATGCTGCGTTGGAGCGCGCGGTACGCCATCATCGCCGTTCTCGTCGGCGGCAACACGCTGCACACGCTGCGGCGAGAGCGCGACGACGAACTCGCCGAGGAGATCCGCAACCGCGTTTCCGCGTTCTGGCGTTCCGTCGAGGCGCACCAGCCGCCGCCAGCCGACTACGTGCGCGATGCCGACTTGCTGCTGTCGCACGTCTACAGCCGCACCGACGGGCGCGAGATCGAGGCCGATGCCGCCATCGAGGGCATGGTCGAACAGTGGTTGAAGGCGAAGGCGGCTGCCGAACTGGTGAGGCCGCTGCAAGCCCACATTGCCGAGATGGTCGGCACCG